CGTTTTCTAAATCTTCCGGAGTGAAACCAGCATCTTCGATATTAACTAAATCTTTTTCCATATCCAATACTCCTCAGCCTTTTAACGTCATTGCCGGACGAATATAAAAATATGGCAGTTTAACGCCGTTGCCGGGCGATAATGTATAA